GTAGAGTAGGCTTCAAGTGAAGCCGAAGCGGTTTGAGTGAGAAATCACTATGATATAGTCCGATCTATATGGTAACATATAGCATTTTAGATATAGGAGAATTTCTATGGAAAACGTTTATACAAACAATGCTGGGCAAACATTTATTATACTTCATAAAGATGGTAAGAAGTGTTTAATCAAATTTCTTGAAACTGGATATGTAAGATCAGCACTTTATGACAATTTAATTGTTGGTAAAGTTCGGGATTTATATGCTGTAGCATCTTACGGAGTTGGTTACGATGGTGAGTTTAAAAAAGTCCACTATTGGAAACAAGCTAAACAGTTATGGAGAAATATGTTAAAGCGTTGTTATTGTGAAAAAGACCCAAAAGGTTATTTTGGAAAATGTGAAGTTGATGTTAGATGGCACTGTTTCGCAAATTTTCTGGAAGACCTACCACATCTGAAAAACTTTGATTTGTGGTTAAAAGGTCAAAACACAAACTCTGATAAGTATAACCTAGATAAAGATTTAATCTGCAAAGGTAATACAATCTATTCTCGTGATTTATGTTGTTTTATTACTGAGTATGAGAATAAATCAGAAGGTGCTAAGAACGGAAAACCTTTTACTAAAAAGGCTAAAATGGGTTAAGTTTAACGAACTTAATTTAACAACAATGCAAGTCGATGCAACATCTGANNCAAATCCATTTTCAAGAGATTTTTAATGCAAGGAATAAAACATGAGTGAAACAACAGATGTTACCAAAGCATCTCAAGAATCTTTGAAATACACAATTGCTCAATTAGGGTACTCTGGTTTAAGGGTAAACAATGGGATTATCTCGGAAGAAATTAAACGAGAATTACAATTTCCACAAAGTATCCTTACTTATAAGCAGATGGGATATGATAGTACAGTTGCCTCAGCGTTGAACTATTATGAACACATGATGCTTAAATCTGATATGAAAGTCAAACCACACCCTGAAGCTACAGAACAAGAGAAAGAATATGCTACGTTCTTTCAAGAGTGCTTAGAGGATATGGAAGATCAATCTTGGCAGGACTTCATTCAAGAAGTTAGTAGCATGAATAAGTATGGGTTCTGTGTTAATGAAATTATCTTACGTAAACGATTGGAATCTAAAGGTAGTAAGTTTAATGACGGTAAGATTGGTATTCGTAAACTTCCTATCCGTTCTCAAGATAGTATTTCTAAATGGGAATACGATGAAGAACAGAATTTAGTTGGACTAACTCAAACAGTTGCTAAGATGGGTAAACGAGGTAAGGTTTTATTATCTTCAAAAGGTGAAGAAATCTTTATTCCTCGTAATAAGTTCTTATTATTCCGATTAGGTAAAGTTAAAGATTCTCCTGTTGGTGAATCACCGTTGAAAGCTTGTTACTACGCATGGAAATACAAAGTTGCTGTAGAAGAACAGGAAAGTTGTGGTATCCATAGGGACTTAAGTGGGATTCCATTAATTAAGTTACCACCTCAAATCATGGCTACTGATGCGGATGCAGCTACAAAAGCTCAATATGATGAGTGGAAGAATATTGCACGTAATTTACAAGCAAATCAGCAAGCAGGTTTAATCATTCCTGCTGTGTATGATGAAGCAAGTAAGTTACCCCTTTTCAGCGTTGAACTCTTAAAGAATGATGGTGGTAAAGCTTACGATACTTCAGGTATCAAGCAATATTACAGTAATGCTATCTTAACAGCCCTTAGTGCAGACTTACTTGTAATGGGGCAAGGTAGTACAGGAAGTTATGCTTTAGGTAATATTAAGAATAGTTTATCAGCTATCGCTATTGAAGCTAAGTTAAAAGAGATTTGTAACGTAATCAATCAACATCTAATCCCTATGATTGGTCGTATGAATGGTTGGAATACTAAACGATTACCTTTCATGGCTGTTAGTGATTTAGAATCTGTATCTTTAGAAGATGTATCGAAGTTCTTACAACGTACTGGTTCAATTGGTATGCTACCTAAAACACCAGAGGTTGTTAATCGAATCTTGAATCTGCTTGGTTTAGATTCATTACCAGAAGGAACAGATTTAAGTACAGTGCTAACAGATAACACAAGCAAGAGTGGTCAAGAGCTAGCTAATCCTTTAGATGGTAGTAGAAGGACACCAGTTGCAGGAAATGCTAACGANNAACAACTTAGATAATGCTGGATAGCTTATCATTAAACAATAACAAAAAGTAATGAGATTAGCTTATATTTATAAAAATATTTAATTAAAGTGTTTACAAAGTAAATTCTTGGTTATATAATACAGCTATAAGGCAATATGAATTGCTACAGAATAAATATAAGCTTACTCACAACTATAATTAAAAGGGTAAGTTAAATGCCAGTTAAGAAACGAACATCAAATGTTCCTATTTTTAAGCAAGCACAAGAAGAATTAAAACAAGCAACATTCCTTGTACTCTCTCCTGATGAAGTTGATCTACATGGTGATATTTACGATGCTACAGAAGTTCGTAAAGCCTGTCATAACTTTAACACATACTGCCGTAAAGCAAATCTTTTACATCTATTCGACACAGATGCTTTCTCTGTTGTTGAGAGTTATATTGCACCAGTTGATATGCAAATGGGTGAGACAATCATTAAGGCTGGAAGCTGGTTATCAGTTTTGCAATTTACAGACGATGACATATGGTCTGAAGTTAAGAGTGGTAATTATACAGGTGTAAGTATTGGAGCTAAGGCTGATGCAGAGAGTTTAGATGGAGAAGGTAGTGACTAAAGCAAAACGAAAATTGACAGATATTACATTTGAACACGAAGGTGCTCACTTAGCTTTAGTACATAAAGCACAAGGTGGTGCTGCATCAGGTTATAAAACATTAGTTATGAAATCCGTAGACAACCGATCTCCAGAGTTTATTCAGAAAGCGTCGCAGATTCGTGTAACGCTATCCCTTCCAGACTTCTTAGAAAAGTTCTTTCATATTTGGGAAGATGACGCTGAAATTATTGCAGCTATGTTTGGGTATCAAGACACAGAAGATGACGAAAATGAATATGACAAAGAATCTTTCTGGTGCTGGTATCGTGGTAAAGCTCGTGATACGGGTGCGGTGGACAGTTGGGGTTATCCAACATCTGAGCCAACAGATGAAGATAAAAAGATGTGGATTCAAGACCAACTAAAAGGAATTGAGATTCTTAAATCAGCTACTCTTGCTAAAGGTAGTGCAGATTTTATTAGCGGTCTAACAGAAGAACAGTATCTTTCATTATTACAAGACCAAGAATTTATTGAAAAGTCTTTCGTTAAGAAAGATATGTCTAACGACAACGGTGGCGGTAAGCCTAAACAAACTGAGGCTAATATAGCCGACACAAAGGAAAATACAATGACACAAGAGACTATTGAAAAAGCTCAATATGACGCTAAAGAAGTAGAATTACAAAAAGCGTTAGAAGAGATTCAAAAGGCTAAAGAAGAGATCGAAGCATTCAAGGCAAAAGAAAAAGAAGCTATTGAGAAAGCTCGTGAACAAGAAGTTAAAGCTGCTGTAGAAGATGCAGAAGCGTCTGCAAAACTATTCAAAGCAGTTAAAGATTTAGAAGATGAAGCGTTTAAAGACGTTGTAGAAGTTGTTAAATCTTTATCTCAAAAGGTTGAAGATCAAGCTCTATTTAAAGAACAAGGTTCACCAGATGAAGGTGTTCAAGTTCAGAAGTCTGCACTTCAAGCTATGATTGACGCTAAATACAAAAAAGCATAATAAAGGAAAATTAAGATATGACAATTATTGCACAAGACAGTCAACGCTACTCTAACGTAGTTAAATATGAAGTAGAACCTTCTTTAGCTATTACTCGTGAAGTTGTAGTGGTTAACGATGCTGCTAAAACACTTAAACTTGGTATGTTACTTGGTAAAGTAACTGCTACTGGTAAATATAAAGAGTCTGTTCAATCTGCAAGTGACGGTTCACAAAACCCTGTTGCTGTTGTGATTGGTAAAAGCGAACTTGCAGCAGATGTAATTCTTCCTGCAACAACTGATACAAAAGTCTTAGCCCTTGTTCGTGGTGACGCTATTGTTTCTAAAGCTGGTTTAAAACCACACAGCTCATTTGATGATGCTACTAAATTAGCTGCTGCTTATGCTTCATTAGCTACAGTACAAATTTTAGCTAACGATTCAATCTAATAACAATAACGGAGAAATATAAAAATGGCGATTATTCGGGATTACGGTAACGGTTTTAAGGTTACTGACTTAACAGAAGAATTAGTTTCTATTCCTAATGAATACGGTCTTATCGGTCAACTGGGCATCTTTGAAGTAGAACCTGTTACTCAACATACAGTGACTTTTGAACACTCTAATCGTGTTATCGGCTTGATTGGCGATAAAGTTCGTGGTGAACGTAACAACGTTTCTAAAGACCCTACTCGTGTAATGCGTGCTTATGCGATTCCTCACTTCCCATTAGATGACTACATTACTCCACAAGACGTACAAGGTCAACGTGCTTATGGTGAAGAAGGTGTTGAACGTAAAGAAGCTGTACAAATGCGTAAGCTAGAGACTATTCGTAAGTCTCATGCGATTACCCTAGAAACTGCTCGTGCTAAGATGATTACTTCTGGTGACATTTACGCACCTAACGGTACTGTAGTTGGTAACGTATACACTGACTTTGGGGTAACTCGTAAAGAAGTTGCGATGGATTTAACAAACGCTGCAACAGATGTTCTAGCTAAACAACGAGCTATTGTTGACCACATTCAGGACAATATTGCATC